GCTTCTTAGAGGCCTTCCACTCGTCGTCCGTGAACGCATGTCCAGCCGCAGTCAGAGCCTTGCGGAGAGCCGTCTTCAGAGTAGGACTCATGCGCTGGATACGCTTCTCAGGCTTGGCCTCCGCCTTGGTCTCCACCTTGGGCACGTCCTCGGTCTTGATGACCTTCACACCCTCCAGCTTTGCGAGCTTGGTCTTCTCCTTGTCGAGCTTGGTCTGGTGCTTGTTCTTAGCCTCATCGTCCTTGAACTTGTTGGCAGCCTGCTTCTTCTCCCAGAGCGCAATGTTCTTGCGGCACTGCTCGATGGGTGAAAGCTTCGTCTTGGTATTATCGGACGCATGGCTCTCGCGCTCAGCCACCTCCGCGGCAAGCGCACCAAGGTGATCCATCGCCTCCTTCTGGTCAAAGTTAAACTTCTTTGCAAGCTTGTTTACGATATCAATCATGTTGCTCATCTTAAATACGCCAGTTACTGACCAGGTCCCTGACCCAAATAAATCCGTTTCCGGTATCCGTTTTTGGACCAAATAAAAATGTTTTTATTTTGTTTTTGGTTTTATACGTTTTTATTTTGTTTTTGATTTTATACGTTTTTATTTTGTTTTTGATTTTATACGTTTTTATTTTGTTTTTGATATTTAGACACTCATCGCGTACTCGGCGCCAGCATCAGCTCCGCAGCGAGAGAACCCCAGTGCTTGACGATGTACTCATTGTACTCCGTCGCGCTCATGGCACCCAGCCGCAGATCCTCCGCCGTGAGCTCAATCGGCTTCGGCTCAGGACCATACACTGGGCTGAACGGACCAATGCCAGGGATCTCAAAGATATCGATGATGCGATCATAAACCTCACCATCGTCATCCAGGCACTCCAGCACATTAAAGATGAAGCCGCCATCCTTCAGGCTGCGAACAAGCAGCTTGCGGTCGGCCACCGACATCTTCGCCGTCGAGAAGCGCTCGTCGCCAGTGTCAACCAGCTCAACGAGCCCACGCTCCTCAAACTTGTCCATGATGTCGTTGTAATCATGCAACCGAACATTGCGGACAAACTCCACCAGCGTCGCCACCTCGCGGTGATCATACATGCATCCACCCTCTGCAGGCTTATTCATGTTCTTGTGCCGGCAGCGACCGGCGTCGAAGTGCGCACACCGCTCATGGCGATGAGGGCAGTTCGAGTAAATACACGCGTTACCGTTCTCGCACCAACGAGGCGCGCGGACAATCGCAGACATTCTCAGTTTATCTTTAGGAGCGCCCAACTCTCGCAAAACTGTACAGAGGAGTCGAACCCTCTTAGAATGATCAGATACAACAGATAGCGTTTGCTCTGTTGTATATGATGTATGGCAGGCTATCCATTCTCTTGGACCGAATAAATCCGTTTTTGGATGCGTTACTCGAACCTAATTATCGTGGAGTTTCTTAACAAATATGTCAGCCGAGTTTGCCAAGACCCATCTTCGCGAGCATCTAGTCAGTCTTCTTGTAAGTCCAGTGTCTGAGGGATTTTGGAGCATCTACAATGCAGCGAAGGAGCTATGTGAGCGCAACGGACAGATGGACCAGGTTCTTCGTACCTTTCAGAATATGCTCACTCGTATTCCGGACTGGAATGATGCAACTCTCACAACCGAAGTTGAACGCATTGTAACACAGAGTAAGTGTACGTACATCGACGATCTCCTAATGGGAGTATTCATTTCGTACATGAAGGCGTTTGCGAATCTACATTACCGCGGTTCGAAGTCCGAGCTAAAGGTAGATTTTGAGCGCCCAAGCCTTCAAAAGTTCATTCATGAACTGTACAAGCAGTCTGCGCGTAAGTTTTGGCAGATAGCGTATGTATTCAAGACGGTGGGCGTCACAAGTGAACAGCAGGCGCGTAATCGCCAGGATATTGAGAAGATGATTGCCGAGTGTATGGAGCAGGTCATTCGTGGATTTCTTCCATGGGAAGCGATTGCCAAAAAGTATTTCAACGAGGATGGTCCGGAGGAATCTGAGTCCGAGTCTGACGATGAGGAGGTGCCTCCATCATCTAAAGGAGTCACGTTCGGAGAAGAGTCTGACTCGGACGATGATAAGCCGGATATTCATGTAGGGGAAGAGGAAGGCACAATTGAGTTTGAGGATTTGGATAAGAAGGATGAGGTGGCAGAGCCTCCAAAGGAGGTAGACCCTCTCGCAGAAATTGAAGGAAAAGTTGGCGACGATACTCTCGTTCTAAACTTATAAACATTCCCAAAAATCATTAATAAAAATGATGATTGTTATTGCATCGGTTGCCGTTGCGTTGGTGTGTTTTATTGTGTATGCACTCGAACGTCGTTCAAAGACTCAGCCTATCGACTGGGTTGATGCAGGTAAGGTCACCATTTTTGGCGGAATCATAACTGCATGTGTAGTGTTTGCCACGACCACCGACGTTGTTGTGGATGCTGTAAAGAATATTGAAATCCCAGATGTTCAGGACATGTTCGTGGGAAAACCTCAATTTTAATCGATAAGTAGAACACTCTCTCCAGCTGGAATGGAATCAATACCGTAAATCGTCTTCAATGATGCAATTTCTTTACGTGGAACTGCATTCTCTTTACAGTAGCGACCAATCGCCTTGTAAAGATGAAAGCCGTGGTACCTATCGTGTTTTGGATCTCCGTCCCTGAACATTATAGATGTCCCATCTTCTAACGTAAGCCACTTCATAAAAAACTTGAATAAAGGATTTGTTGCGTATTCCAGATTTCCAGGACCTTCAGGGAAAAGATCCCAAAAGAGTGAAGTTGCTAAACGAACTAGATCAAAGGAAGGGCTCGGTTTAATTATAGGGTATTTGGGAACATACCAAGGCTCGCAATTATACTGTCCTCCAGCTTCTTCGTCAATTGAAAAATGATCGCTCATAAATAACTTTGGTTCTTTCATTCCATTTAATTTCACCATCCCAATACTACGCTCAAAATCTATAATCTTGATCAGGTATCCATACGTTGGAACGCGATACAACGATCCTCCACAATTGTAGTAGAAATACTCGGCAGTTGTTGGAACATACATGACATTATTAGAATGAAGATCGTTATGTGTGAACGAAAGATTACGCTGGGCAAATGCGAGAGCAAATATAACCTGTGAAATCCATGCAAAATGCTTGTGAGTGTCCGGATTATTCGTTATCAGTTCAAAGAGTGTTCCTGTACATTTTTCTATAACTGTAACTTGAACTGGGACATTCTTAAATGATGCCCAAGCGAATGGCTCATCATCCTCACCCTCACCCTCGTCCTCATCGTCACCATCGTCAGAATCACACTCACACGATTTTACCTGGAAAATGTATGAAGTAGATACCGAAGAACTATCAGACATATCGTCATCATCGACTTCAACTTCTTCACGAAATACACGGTTCATGTCTGCTGCTTCGGTTGGCGGAACATCCGGAACATCGAGTTCTTCGACACCATCGAGTTGGATATCATCGCCTAACTGAATTGATAATCGAGCAGATCGAGTATGTTTAAAATCGAGAGATTCATGAACACCATCCGATAACTTGATTTCAAATGTCTTTCCAATGTTTGTAGAAAACCACGACCGTTCAGACAGATCACCATAGTCATCTGAGATATCGATCGTATGTTCTTTTGATACTCCTGAAAATACACCAAACACTTTAGGAAAATGCTGACATCCGGTTTGAGATAATGCGACCGAAAGAATAGATCCTACATATGCACCATTATTCGAATTTTGTATTTTTTGAGTAATTAAATTGGACACATCGTCTGACGTTGGCAGACCAAGAGTTCCATAATCTCCCTGCATCCACTTATAAGGTGAAAGAAGCATAGTAATCTTCTTGTGAACAGGCAGAAGTCCACTTTCAGATGTACGAATCGTATCTGCAGACTTTATATCGGATATACCATTCTCAAATCGAATTCCATAATCTCGAACATTCTCCAACAGTTCGGTCTTAAACAGTTTTTCAATGGGTGGGAAGAATGGCTGGATGTTTTCAATTCCCCAATAAAGTAGAGATCCTGACCTCAAAGATGCCATATCATATTTTGCAACAACCATTGCGATGGAATTTGTTCGAAGATCGCTACCAACTGATGGTTTGCGCTTAACCATATTATAAAGTCATGTTAAACATAAACGAAAAAGTTCACGCACTAAAATAAGATGAACTTCCAGATCAAAAAGTTTAATATGGACATGCTCAAAGATCGCTGCGAGGTTGATTCTCGAAAATCCCCAATGATTGTCCTCATTGGAAAAAAGGATACTGGAAAGTCGTTCTTAGTTCGTGATATCCTTTTTCATACTCAAAATGAGTTTCCTATCGGAACCGTAATTTCTGCAACTGAGGTTGCCAATGAGTTTTTCCAGCATATGGTTCCGTCCAAACTGATTCACGATAAGTATCAGCCTTCAATTGTAACAAATGTGATTAAGCGTCAGCTAGCTGTCAAAACTGCTCGTAATGAAGAAAAGAAACGGTCTGGAGGAAACTCTCAAACGGACCCACGAGCTTTCCTCATTCTTGATGACTGTTTGTTCGATGGATCATGGATTAAGGAGGAATCAACTCGGTACATTTTTATGAACGGTCGTCACATTGATGTGATGACAATTATTACTATGCAGTATCCTTTGGGTATTTCACCGAACCTTCGCACCAATGTAGATTTTATCTTTATTCTTCGTGAGAACATTACTGCCAACCGTCGTCGTATTTACGAGAATTATGCCGGTATGTTTCCTACATTCGAGATGTTCTGTCAGTTTATGGACCAGTGCACTGAAAATTTCGAGTGCCTAGTGATCTGCAACGGTGTTCAGTCGAACAAACTTGAAGATCAGGTTTTCTGGTATAAGGCGTCCGATCATCCACCTTTTCATTTATGCGATGATAGTTTGTGGCATGATAACAAACCCTTTTCTAGTTCCATGTTAGCACAGGATGAATATTCTCCTGATGCTTTGCGTAATAAAAAGTCAGGTCCATGGGTTCACGTCAACCAGGAAGGTAAGGTAAAGCGTTAATGCTTGCGAGTTTTACGAACTTTACGAGTCTTGCGACGCTTACGACCACCCATCTTTCCAAACATAGACGTTAAATCCGCGACACTCTCGTCGGCCTTTTTATCTTTCGCGGCCGCGCGTGAACGCTTAACGCGCTCCTCGGCCTCTTTCAGAGCCTCATCAGCCGTTTTTTGAGGACCGTCCTCGTCCATACTAGAGCGCTTGCGTTTACGAGTTTCCACAGGCATTGCTTATTTATAGGTCGCGAATTCCTCCCTCCGCTGGGTGGACTGGAGGTGCCTCGAGAGCGTTCTTAAGATCAGCAGTATCCGCAAGACCCTTATCAGCCTTCTCATCCTCGAGAGCCTTCTTACGACGTGCATCGTTCTCTTCCTTCTGCTTACGGATCTTCTCAGCTTTCTCCTCCTCGAAGAAGATCTCGCGATTCACTTCGTTCTCCTTGTACTTGCGCATGAGCTCATTGAGTTCCTTCTCGGCATACTCAACATCAGGCATCATGTGCTCGGAAGGGTCCCAAGGTAGCCACGCACCAACCTTGCCAATGTAAAGGTTGTCATTGGGGTAACGGCGCTGGAGAACCTTGGCATACGTCTGACACTCCTCAAGGTTGGCAAATACACGACGAATCTTGACTCCACGGACATTGGTCCGGAACTCTACCTTCTCGTTAAACTCATTCTCCACATCCTTCTCACACTTTAGTAGGAAAATCTGATACTGCTCATGGATATCCGTCTTACGAATCTCATCATTATGGATCTTGCGAAACTCGTCGAGATCCTTAAAGAGGTCATCAATCTTTAGGGAATACTTCTTCGAAAGGTATGCAATGTAGTTCTCCATTCCCTTGACCTTCCAGTCATACTCAAGCCACTCCACGAACTTCTCGTTCATGAACTCAGCCTTCTGCTTGATCACCTTTTCAGGTGAAATGAAGGAAACGATTCCATAACGCTGGGTGGGGATCTCAGGATCCTCCTCAAGGTAGTCAATCACTGCACCATCTTCAATTTTGGGTAGCGTCTCGCGAGGCATTTGTTTATTAATGTCGCCGTATGTGAAAGTAGAAAATTTAACGACGACGCTTTCCACCCATCAGAGTTGCAGCCATCTGTGAAACTGTTGCAGGAACATCCTCTACATTACACACTCCAAATGAGATTAGAATAGCTGTGACCTTAATGTACAAATCAATCACTAGAAGTATGAGTGAAGTCCACTGTGACCCTGTATTTGTGGGATCAAAGTTCGTTAGGTAAATAACCAAAATTAGGATGAGGAACATCGCTAACATAAGAATGAATTCCAACATACCTGGTGCGGCGTTGGATAACACAATCATAACTGTACCGCCAATCGCAGCAACCTGTAGAATATTGCCTCCTAGAATGAGATGATCGCGATTCACATACTTGTCGTCGTCAATGTCCATAAGGTATCGGAACACCCCTAGAAACGTTGTTCCAAAGGCAAAAAAGACGATAGTCAATACGAATACGGCAATGCCGACATCTTTTATCGATTTACGACAAACCATTTGTTTTAGTCTTAGACTTTAGAATTACCTCACAGTAGTACTTGGCTTACACTGTCCAATTCCAAGTGTCTGTTGCATCATGATTGGTGCAGGACACCCCTTACAAGGACACTGTTCATGATCAAACCCCAAAATATGCCCAATTTCGTGTGAGACCATATACTGGCGATAGTTATCTAAAGAAAGTTTGCTTTTGGAGGCACCACGAAACCATCGATCGGCATTCAAGTACATATGTTTTCCTCCTAACTCGGCACACGATAATCCCTTAGGCAGTCCACACTTCGTCTCAATCGTTTCAGGAGATGAAAGGCGGATGAGAACATCACCGTGACTAGAAACTGGCATAAAAAAGTACCCCTTTTTAGCCCAGCCATCAGGATCGTTCAAATATGTCACGACAAAAAACTCAATTTGCGCAGGATTACGAATTGAGTATGTTTGAATAACATCTTCATCTGGCTTAACCACAACTTTGATGGTTTTCATTATTTATATAAAGCACGAATGTTATAAGTCTTTGGGTTTCCGTCGTTTGCTTTCATTCCAGCAAAGTGAAGGAAATTCACACTTGGGGCAAATGTGTCTAGTCTAAAAAATGGTTCATAATTGTATAATACAACGACCGTATTCCAAGTATTGGGAAGAACAACAAACATCGTATTGACTTGAAGTTCATATCCTATCGCCGACTGTTCATAATGAAATAGTCTTGGATTGTTAATAGATGTCTCAACGTATTTATCATATACTCCTTTCAGGAACTCTCCGTGTTTTTTTGGTTGCATAACTAAAACGCCGGTATTCAACATCTTATCGGTTTGAATGACGAATCCTGAACTACGATAGTACAACGAAGGATTGGGTTCCCACCCCATTCGTCGATTATATGCAACTCGTTTCTGAAATGATGGCTGTGTGAACTCGTCTACAATTCCTATCTTATCTCCAAAATCCATACATGAATGAATCGGTCCGGCGTGTGGATTTATTAAGATATCGGCATCAACAAACACTACAAAATCGTAGTCTAAAGACCAGTCTTGAGACGATACCAAAATCTTATTGAATGAAATAGTTGACGCATGCTGTATAGGTCCCAAGTAATCAGTTATAACTCGAAAATCGTAGCCATGTTTACGAGCATATGATTCTTGACTCGGACGAAAAATACGATTGTATTCGCTAACGTATTTTTCTCCAATGGCTATACTCACCAAACAAACTGACATTTAAGGTTCTTATGGGTTTTTTCTCTAAACAAGACTATAAAAATGCCCGAGCAGAAGCCAGCCGCTGCCCCAGGAGTTGATGTTGGCGACCTCGTATCACGCGCCGTTAAGTATGCCCTAGAGGGTCTAGCCGTAGCGATTGCGGCCTACCTGCTACCAGGCAAGGGCCTCAAGCTCTCTGAGATCGGCATGATTGCGCTCGTTGCGCTCGCCACCTTCGCCATCCTTGATATCTATGCGCCATCTGTAGGTGCGTCTGCGCGCACCGGTGCCGGATTCGGTATTGGTGCCCACCTCGTTGGCTTCCCTTAAACTATCGAAATACACAACTTTGAAATAACCCATTTTCTGAACCCTGACTTACAATTGTCGGTTCACACCAGTAAATCATTAAATTCAATCCTTGGGCACGTTGGTTAATCCAGTGGTCAATCGGAAGTGAAATTGTATCATGAACATGTTTTAGCAGTTTTGCAGCACATGTTTTTGAAATTATGTAAGAGTCTGTGCATCGAGTCCATTGTTTTAAACCGATTGTTCCAGGTGGAATATCTATATGCAGATTACAACCATTTCCAATAAACATCATGTCAAAATTAGGAGGTAACTGTGCAATATACCTATCTAATTTGGGAACAAATTTATCATCCAGTACCGCATCATCTTCTAACACAAGCGAAAAATCATCCGATCCGTCTGAAATTTGTCTCCAAGTTTCAATGTGTTTATAAAATAACGAAACCGAAGCTTGTTGTAATCCATGATATACGCCAGGACCTTCTTCTACTTCAATAAACAATGCATCTAATCTATGTGTTTGTATTTCAGACAGTATGTGTTGTTTTCGAAGGGTGAGCGGTGAATAATGTAAGACGAATGTCTTCATTTTATTTCTATTTTTAACTTATTAAAACTGATCCTCAAACGTATTCATAATAGTTCTAGCCTGGTCATTCGTGAACCCATTCTGATTAAGAATGCACATCACAATTGACTCATTTGCATCATTAATGTTCACCTCAACTTGAAGAGTGTGTCCGTGCTCATTCTTGAAGTTGATAATATGCCATCCGTTCTCCTCCTTCACATACTCCTCCTGAATCGGAAAGTGATTCTCCGTAATCTTTATAACTGCATCGGTCAGTGCATTCAGAATATTCTTGAACATCGTGTGCCGTTAAACTATGTATTTGTAGAGCATTCTAATCCATTTTCGTCTATGAACCCTATAACCTTAATGTATCGCAAAGCCAAAATTCCAAAGGCTCTGCGAGAACAAGTCTGGATTTCTAAGTTTGGAAAAAGGTACGATTCTAAATGTTTTATTCCATGGTGTCAGAACACAATCACAGTGTTTGATTTCCAGTGTGGTCATGATATTCCTGAATCGAAAGGTGGTAAAACAGATATTTCAAATTTGTACCCTATTTGTTCACGATGTAATATGTCTATGAGTAATGTGTATACATTGGAACAGTGGTGTCGGAAGGGTGACTCAAACGTCGAGCTTGTTCATTTGAAACGGACTTACTGCTTTCCAGCACTATGTTATCCAAGATGGATATCCGCTACAAAGGCAAGTGGTATTCCGTCATCCCAAAACCATACGAACCGGAACGCCAAACCTATGAAATAGCGTGGATGTTAGCTAAGAATCCTGGCATGACGCCGCAAGACGCTTACCGTCTCTTCTTCGAAAAAGAACGAAAAGACGCAAAAGTTTTATATCCGTCGTTTCGTAAAGATGTCGCTACTGACTGATACGCTTATGTATGCCGGAATTGCACTCTTATTAGTGACGATCGCAATCGTAGGTTACTATTTAGTGACACAAACATGGCCAGGATCTCGCCTTCTTATTTCTAAACCACCGGTATCAGGTGGCGTAGATGATAATACCGCCAAGTTTATGTTTTTCTATACAACGTGGTGTCCCTGGTCAAAGAAAGCACAGGCTCCTTGGTCATCCTTCAAAGAACAGCACAAGAATACTCAGTATACATACGGTGGAAAGACAGTCGTGTTCGAAGAGATTAATGCTGATTCAGATAAGGGAAAGACTGCCCTGTATCAGATTAAAGGATACCCTACTTTTAAGTTAGAAACCTCAGATAAAGTGTTTGAAATGAAGGGCGTTCCAACAACGGAATCATTCCGTGAGTTCCTGAAGAATGCCCTTGGCTCTGAGAAAACAGTTTAAATCCGTTCCAGCTTTGGTCAAAATATCATCTACACTAAACTCATCAATATCCGACATACTATGAAGCTCCGGAAAATGTAAACATACTGTTTTATCTGTTTTTACCTGATTGTGAAAATTTTGAGTGAGCATAGTGTATATGTCGTGAATATAGGTCAAAGGAGACATATTCTCGATCGTATTGGCTGTAAATTTAGTGTCCGACATTCGCTTTTTTAATGAAATGCACAGCATGTTATCACATGGTATAAACTTATCGATGGAAGGGCAGAAGATATCCCCATCAATGTATACTTGATTATACAGAATCTGGGGAACAAACACACCTGGAATCGCACATGAACATTTTAAAGCATCCAGAACCGGAACATTCCCTGAAAAAATTGTAGGCTTACCTTTCGTTAAGTTTGACGATATGATGTACAACGGCATCTTTGCGTCGCCCAGCGTTTTCGTTCGAATGTCTATTCCACGAGATTCGAACAAATCCACAATCATAGTTTCAAATAAGTTCATAGTCAGCATTCCTTTGAGCGAAAACGATTGGGAAATAGAGTTAAAATCCACATCCCCCACAAAGTTCGTTAATTTGAATTGTTGTTTGAGCTTCGATACTCCTTCGTTATCGAATGGTAATCCAAACGCTAAATACGTTCCTATGACTGCGCCGACGGAAACGCCATACACTCCATCTGGAAAAAATAGTTCTTGTTTTTTCGATAATTCCAACATTGCACCAATGTGTAAGATACCTTTAACACCTCCACCGCCAAGACCAAGTGCGCGGAATGGCAGAGACATTCTTATCATAGTATAAGTAGAGATGTTGCGTGCTCGAGACGTATGGGATGAACAAGAAGAACGTAGATTGAACCGTATGGCAGCTATGACTCCAATCATTACACAAATTCAAGCAAAAATACGTCAACAGGCAATTCATAATTCGAATGCACCATACATTGTATATGAAGTTCCAACATACGTATTTGGTTATCCACTTTTTACCATAAAAGAAGCATTGGAATATTTGGTTGCAGAATTCTCAAAAGCAGGATATTGGGTGTGGGTCGTTGAAGGTAAATATTTGATGTTGTCATGGATCAAACCTATAAAGTCTCGCGATCTTGGAAAACCTATTCTAACGACCAATTATCGACCGCAAGTGTACGATCCAACCTCAATCCCATTTCTCTCTCATAACTAATGGAGTGGCGCGAAATTATCAGTGGAACCTTAAATATCGCTATTCTGGCTATATTTTATACCGTGTTTGGCGCCTTTATTTCCTATATACTCTTTCATCTTTTTGATGATTATGGTAAAGAATGGGAAGAACAGGGAATGCTGTACCAAACTGCAGATGTTGCTACCGAATTAACATTAGTCGGAGCAATTGCCTTTTGGACGACAAAGATAATTAAAGAGTATCCACCAGTATTCACAATTCAAACCTCTTTAGATAGGGAGATTGACGTATACATTTCAGGATTATTCTTCGCGTTTTCTATGTTTCTTTTCTTAAATGATTTATCCACCAAGATCAAGTATCTGTATGAAAAGTTTCTCAAAACAGAGTTTGTCCGCATCTTTCCTGAACATTGGTCAATTATGAAAATGGTATTTGGTTCGCATAAAACGGAAAATAAGAAGCCTGCATACTGAATACACCAATGGACTGTAAACATTCAATTGTTGTGGACGAAGGTGAGCAAGTATGTGAATTGTGTGGTACTATCATGAATCGTCTTATCGACGAAAGCGCTGAATGGCGCAATTACGAAAACAAAGGAGAAGATCAGTGCCGAACTGGTTTTACAACATCTGATCTTCTTCCGGATGCATCGTACGGATCTGTTATGTCATTTCGTGGCATGCATCCAAACTTAAAGGCTGTTCAGCGTCTCAGTTGCTGGTCGCTTTCTTCCAATTCTCAACGTTCATGGATGGGTATATTTGACGCTATTCAATTATCGTGTTCACACGCCGGTCTTCCCAAAGCTATTGTTCAAGATGCATGTGCACTCTACAAAGAACTCGAAGATGCTCAAAAGGTGCGCGGAGAAACTCGCAGAGCTATGATGGGTGGGGCGGTCTTTGTGGCTTGCCGAAATCACGATGTTCCTCGATCACATGAAGAAATCGCTAAACTATTTCAAGTCAATATTCGCGCGCTATGCAAAGCTATCACCCATTTCTCTAATACTGAAAACACGGTTCTACAAACCCAAAATGGGATTGCTGAGCGTCTGTGTGCATCTCTCAACTTGAACGATGAACAGCGCGACAAGATTATGACCCTTCTGTTGGACATTTCCACGAAATCCGAAGACGAGTTTGAGCATACACCCAAGACCATTGTGGCCGGAGTGGTTGCTCATATTATGGGTTTGAAAACGAAAGCGCAAATGAAAGCTGTATCGGACGCGTCCGGTGTATCGTCTCTCTCAATTCATAAAATTGTCGGAAAGTTAGTTCAGTAAATAGCTATCGTTGCAGCTAAGGGATTAGTGCCTATATTTCCTGCAGTCACTAACTGGCAAACCAGTTTATCGGTAGATGCAAACGTCTGTGAAAAGTTAGTTAAACGAACCGTTTGGTTTGAACTATTCAGAGTAGCAGTGGCAAATGGTGTTCCAACTGTATTTCTGTACAAATTAAAGGTAGCAGCATCGCCTCCTGTTAAAGCATTGGCCGCAGTAAAAATAGCTTCAAACGTAATGATTTTCTGTGAGAATGGAATACCACATAGCGTAGTTGATAAAGTTCCGTAATCTGTTGTTCCACCAAGTAGGTAATGCGTTCCGTTACCAATGTTACCAACGACTCCATAGAAGATATTTGAAGGCTCGGTTTTTACTGAAAATCCTTGAGTATTTGCATTAGCATTTACGAGATCGGTGGCGTTTAGGATGATACTTCCTGCAGTGCGCATGATATCAGAACCGGTTGCTCCGGTGGTAGAAAGTCCGTAAATTGACGATGTTTTTAGTTCAGCGTAAGACCCCTGGTTGGTGGCACTGGTAGTTTCAACGCCTCGAAGATTTGTTGCCGCACCAGTTACATATACAATCGTATCGCGAATAATAAATCGGTTTGGACCATCTATCATAATTCCACGCACTGCACCAGTTCCACTCGCCGTCACATTAATTGTAGATCCACGAATAGCCGACGATGATGAAAACGATGCAGACGTCGTTGACGTTGAACTTGACTGAATACCATACACATTTCCACCTCCAGACGCAGTCGATGTTACATTCAAAACTGCAGTTCGTAACTTTGCATCTATAATATCGGAGGTTGACACGAACGACATTCCTACAAGATTCACATTTGCCGACGAAGTTAGAGTGAGTGTAACATCTTCGATTCGTGAAGTATTGTTCAATGTCACAAGAGTTGTATTTGCCACTACTCCAAGTTTTTGAATCTTTACAGTTTGGGTGCTTGCGCCACGCAGACCAACGCCTGCCGGAATGTTTATAGATTCATTGTACGTTCCTGCGCGCACAAACACTTGCTGACCGGATGAAGCTGCAGCTAGAGCAGCTGTAATAGTCAGGAAAGGTTGCGTATATGGGGATGCAGCACCTAAAGTATCATTACCATACACTGCATCGACGGTCAGCGTATTTCCTGAAAGAGGTGCTGATCCTGTGGGTCCTGTAAGCCCAGGTCCAGTTGGACCAGTATAACCTGTAGCGCCAGTTACGCCAGTAACCGGTCCAGCTGGTCCAGTTACGCCTGTAGGCCCTATTGCACCCATACGCCCAGTTGCATAACACGCTACGTTTGTGATCGTATACGTGTTTGCATTTCCAGGAGCGTTCATGCCAATATATAGTCCATCACTTGCAGTATAATAGCTCAAAGAAATTGGGCATCGCGCTTGGAGAACTCCATTAATTGAAAAGTTCACGTATGTTCCATCGTAATACTGCTGATAGATATCACCTGGAGTGTATGTTGTTAGAACAGCGCCAGGAACTACAGAGTATACAGATGCCGACTGAGTGTAATAAAACAGAATTTTATTTGTATTTGAAAGCTGTGCCCAGAAATAGCTTCCGCCTATGAATAAGAGATTGCCTACGCTGAGTGCAGACACAGCAGGCAAGCGAGCCTGAAATACGATACCTTCATTCAAAGGAGAGTATGATTCTACAGACATGGCTGCATCACCGGTTGCTTCGTGAATCACAACCGTACTTGGGGATGGAAAGGATGGTAAGTTATAGCCTACAGGATTATTGTAGCCGGTTCCAGTGAATCCTCCTCCTACATACTGGAGGTATGTCGCAGCCTGCCATGTGAACGTTGTAGGGCCAGTTGCTCCAGTAACTCCTGTAGCACCGGTAGCGCCAGTGGCTCCTGTTACACCTGTAGGACCAGTAACTCCAGGACCTGTTGGACCGGTATATCCGGTATATCCTGTTGATCCGGTAGTTCCGGTAGGTCCGGTTAGACCAGGACCGGTAGCACCAGTGGCCCCTGTTGGACCTGTAGGTCCTGTTACACCGGTAGCACCTGTTGATCCGGTAGCACCAGTGGCTCCTGTTGGACCTGTAACACCGGTAGGACCTACAATTCCACTTGCTGGACCACTTGGACCAGTAATCCCACCCTTCGTCAGCGATAAAATTGGACCAGTCAATCCATATGGGGGTGTCGAACGAATCTGTTGAGCGACAAGATCATAATCTACACCAGGAGTTCCGGTCGCACCGATTTTCCATCCTCCATAAATTCCGGACACTTCAGGATCAGATACGTTTGACGCAACATTCAAGGCAGGCGTTGTGAACGGAGCATTCGTATACATGAAATGATTCAGATCCTGTCCAAGGTCTATGATAGAGGTAGCCGTATTATTGACAAAATGAAGATGATCGGATCCCAAAACAATACTTGCCCAAGGGTGACCAGTCGTTCCCAAAGAATACGTATTGGTAACCCCAGGAACAATATCTCCGGCAATTGACAGTCCTGTTACACCTGCAGTGTATGTAAAGTTGGAATCGGACGTAAGATTGCCGTTGGTGTCATAGTATGCGACTGAACCTGGGGTTCCAGTTGTTCCAATATTGGAAATAGGACCACTGGGACCAAACACATTCCCAGACACGTAAATGTTGTCAACATTAATCATATCCAAACGGACATCGTAGCCTGATTCCGAATCTCCAGTCATGCCATTCACAATTTTTGGACTAAACACATGTTGAAGAAGGTTTCGAGTATTACTCCCAGAAAATGGATCATTTCCAGGACTGGCCATATTATTAGTAAGATGGACAAAGAGTTTAATTCCTTTTCACTCCATAGTATTATGGAGCCTCTGTTCGACCCCTCCTCGAAGACTTTGGGCGAGCGGTACACCTTGTTCCCTATTTCGCCGTCCGAAGAGGATCTTTATAAATTGTATAAGAAGGCTGTAGCGTCTTTCTGGACAGCGGAGGAGATTGATTTCAGTAAAGATAAGGAAGATTGGGAGAAGCTTGAAGAACCAGAAAAGTATTTCATCAAGCAGGTGTTAGCATTCTTTGCTGGTTCAGATGGAATCGTGCAGGAAAACTTGGCGACTCGGTTCCAAAAGGATATTCAGTCACCAGTCGCTCGACTCTTTTACGGATTTCAAAATGCGGCCGAAGGAATTCATTCGGAAACTTATTCGCTTCTCATTGACCAGTATGTCAAAGACAAGGAGGAGCAGGCCAAGTATTTCCGTGCAATTGACACGATTCCGTGTATTGCACGAAAGGCCGAGTGGGCGCGTAAGTGGATTGAATCGACTGAATCGTACGCAACTCGTTTGGTAGCGTTTGCGTGCGTCGAGGGTATCTTCTTCAGTGGGTCATTCTGTGCAATCTACTGGGTCAAGAAGCGCGGACTTCTTCCTGGACTCACATTCTCGAACGAGCTTATTTCGCGAGATGAGGGACTACATACTGAGTTTGCAGTGACACTGTACCAAAAACTCCAAAACAAGCTGTCAAAAGATGAGCTCACTGACATTATTCGTGAAGCGGTGGATATTGAGAAAGAGTTCATCACAGACGCTCTACCCTGCTCTCTCATTGGAATGAATTCTCGCGATATGTCACAGTATATTGAATTCGTAGCGGATCGACTTGCCCTGCAGTTTGGTATGTCCAAGATTTACAAATCCACAAATCCGTTTGATTTCATGGAATTGATTTCGCTAGAGGGCAAGACCAACTTCTTTGAGAAGAAAGTTTCGGAGTATTCGAAACCAGGTGTAGGATTGAAGGCGGAAGATATGGTGATTCGGCTCGATGAAGAGTTTTAAATTACCGAATGTATTTAGAGCTTAGAGTTCCGCTCGGAACAAATACCTTGGTCTGCGGCGATCCATGACCAGCAGCGTAGTTAATGCCAAGATAAGTTTGGGGCCTTACTACCTTACCTGAAAACGATGCTAAGAAATCAATAGGACTTCGAGCGCTTGGAACAAATGGTGACAAATGCGTAATCTGCTTGCCACCGGACGTGTTTGAGCGTGAATCAATCGCAGCGTACTTTTTGAACTGCGTGAACTGTGAAGCGTCCGGAGTTGGCATTACTTTAAACATACAATTTATCGGTGCCATGTCTGTACATTTGCTGTTGCGACATAATGCTTCGTTGGATTCGTTTGTGTCTGTAAAAACGTAGCAAGATTTACTGGGGCAATTAGAGATGGTGCAATAGGGTTTGCCAATTGTAAATTTGGCTTAGCAGAATACTTAGCACTCCCTAAGTTCGTGGCGAGTTTCTTGTAGTTCGTAAAGTCAGACGCGGATGTCTGATTCGGCATATTACGTTTAAAGAGAGAAGCTTTATTCGGCATAAAAGGAAAATGCAGCTATCGTATGTCGCCGTCGTTATTCTCGCATCTATGGTTTTCGTTCTATCAGGAATGGTAGGTTACTTATATTGGCAGCAGACGCGTATGCTACAGCACCTCCAGTCACTTGCGGCCGTAATTTCAACTCATCTTGTTCGTCGGCCAGAACCTGAGCCTATGACTGAGCCTGAGTCAGAGACTGAACATGTTGAGGACGATACGCACCCCCTAGTTCCTATTAAAGAAGTTGTTGAGGATGATCGTCTATCTGTCGAGAAGGTTGATGGACCTCCGGCCGCTGAACCTGCTGTAGTTCTTACAGTATCCGAACCAAGTGTGGCGACTGCAGATGATCTAGACAAGAAGACGTCCGCCGAACTTCGTGAACTCCTAACTACTCGTGGAATTCCGTTTGGAAAGCGCG